ATTGAATGAAAACGTGAGAGAAAATTGCAACGCCGATTCGGCCTCGTTGAGACCCGCGCCGACACCGTCGATCTTGATGCCGTCGAAGGTGTTGGCCGGCTCGGCGCCGTGCAGCGCGCCGATCAGGTCGTCGAGATAGCCATCCATGGCCGTGGCGACGCTGGCATCGGCCAGGGCCTGGTCGGCTTGCAGGTCGACGGCCCATTGCTGGGTGATGCTGGAGGCGGTCTTGCGGTTGTCCTGCTTGCCGAAACCGTTGAAGCGGATGCGCGCCCGGATGGTGTCGGTGAGATCAGCGCGCGGGTCGAAATTGCCATCCACCGGCACGCCCGGCAGGGCGGCGGCGACCAGGGCTTGCAGGGCGGTGTCGTATTCGACGATCATGCGGCGCCCAGGGTGACGACGGTGATCATGGCGTCGGCGAGGTCGACATCGAGCACCTTATAACTGCCGGCATGGGCGCCGGTGATGGTGACGGCGGTGCCGACCGATAGCGCCAGCGCGCCGGCGGGCATCTGTAGGGTCCAGCGATTGGCGCGGGCGGTCTGGTAGGCGTCTTGCGTGTCGCGGTCGATGGTGACGTCGGCCGAGGCGCCGGCGATCGAGGCGACGGCGTTGGAAAACACAGCAAGCGCGGTGCTGTTCAACGTGGATTCGATGGCGGCGAATGACATGCCGCCAATTTAGGCGGCGGTTGACAACTTAGGTGGCCGGCTTCGTCACTTTTTGATTTAGTCCAGCGGCCCGAGCGGGTCGGCCAGGGCGACGAAGTGGCGGCGGCTCGGTGGCGGCGGCATATTCGCTGGCCGGGCCGAGGACTTCGCCGGCGCCGACGCGACACAGTTCGTCGGTGTCGGCCTGGCTAAAGTCATCTTCAGCGCCGGGCGCGTAGTCCTGGGCGTTGATCTGGGTGGTTTTGCTGAATTTGAATCGCCACATGCTTTGTCTCCTGGGTCATCCTCAGATGCGCCCGGTTGCCCAGGCGCATGAAAGGCGGGCCGGGTTTAGTCGGTGATCGCCGAGATGGCCAGCGGGCTGGCCTGGCGGGCGCCGTGCAGGATGTACTGCACGAAGCCGACCGCGTTGGCCATCAGCAGGGAGTCGACGCGCAGGCAGTCGAAGCCGTTGGCGACGTCCAGGTCGGCGGCGTTGACCTCGATGACGTACAGCAGATTCTTGTTGTCCGTGGTGTCGGTGGTGAACGTGTTGGACGTGGCGGTCGTTTCGGTCAGCGTGTCACTGGCGCCGGTGTCGATGTTGGCGAAGTAGCTGGCGAAGGCCAGGGCTTTTTCGCTGGTGCCGGCGACGGCGGTGGCTTGCTTGAGGGTGATGGCGCCGCCGGTGACGGTGGTGGCATTGTCGACGGCGATGACGATGGTGGCGCGCTCGTAGCCCTTCAGGCTGACATAGTCGCAGTCGCCATTGGTGGTAGCCAATGCGCCGATCAGCGGCGAGCCAAAGACGATCTTGGCGGTATCAATGAGGCGGTTCATGCTGTGATTCCTTTCGTAAGTGAGTAACCCGGATGGTGCGCGTCGTCTTGAGAGGCGTTCCGGGTGTTGTTTGTTACGCGCGGGCGGCCAGGGCGACGAAGTGGCTGCGGGTCACGGCGCTATTCGGCGGGGTGACGGCCGAGGTCAGGGCGGGCTGGCCATCCATGCGGAAAATCAGCTTGAAGGCGGTGACGTCCTGATCAAACCAGAGGTGCATCGACTCGCTGAATTCCTCGCCGCCGGCCTTGGTGATGGCGCGGTAGCCGGCCATATTGGCCAGGACGATGTCGCCCTGGTCGCCGACGGTGTCCATGGCATCGGTCAAGATGATCGGGCGGCCCAGCAGCAGGCCATCCGGGGCGTTGCGCATGCCTTGCACCGGGGCGGTCCAGATGGGCTGGTCGCCGAGGGTCATGGTGATGATCTGGGCGTAAGCGTCCGGGTTGATCAGCCAGGCCAGGTTAGCGCCGGCGCCCTTCAGGACGCGGCCATACATCTTGGCGATGTTGGCGGCGACGATGGTGTCGGCGGTCTGGCTGGTTTCCTTGGCTTGCGCGACCAACGAGCCGGCGTTGAGGATGCCCAAGGGCATGCCGGCGCCGGTGCCGTTGATGATGGCGTCGTTGGACTTCCACAACACCGCTTCGGACATCTTGCGGGTGAGGTGGGCCGTCATGGCCGGCGCATCAGCCAGCAGTTCGTCGGTGGCCGGGACCAGGACGCGCAGCTTGCGCAGGCGCAGGGTGTCCAGACCGATGACCGGCTTTTTCTGGTTGGCGCTGTCGCCTTCGCCGTCCCAGGTGGCGGTCACGCCCGTGGAACCCCAAGGCGTGGTCTCGTCTTTCGGGAAGCTCATCGAGTTGCCGCTGATGGGCGTATTGTCGGCCATGGACAGCAGGCTTTGCTCTTCCATCGCCGTCGAGGCGATGCTGTTGGCGAACATCGGCGGGACCGCGAAGCCACCATCGGGGCCGGCTTCAGTATTGCCGTAGGTCGACGCGGCAGCCATCAGGCGCGGGTCGATGCGGCCCTGGCCGGCGGCGGCGTTGCGGACGTGGAAGGCGAATTCGCCCAGGCTCTTGAAGCCGTGGGTTTTCTGGTCGAGGTTGGATTCGACGCGGGCGCCCTGGCCAAAGGTGGCATGGGCCGGGCCGGCGGCCATGGCCTCGCGCAACTTGGCGTTAAATTGATCCAAGGTCCAGTTTTCCGATACGGCTTGCACGGCAACAGCAATGCCGCCGAACTTGGCGTAAGCGGTGCCCGTATCAAGCATTTCCTTGTTTCTGGCATTGATTTGAGCGGTGATGGCGGCGGTATCCGTGGCGGCCGCCTGGAGGGGGGTGTTTTCAGGCATTTCGTGTCCTTTCGAGACGGGGGTGACGGAGGCGGCCTCCGGGGGAATCACACTGGCGACCGGCTGGGCCGGGCGCATCGTGTAGCGGTTGGCACTGGCGGCAATGGCCAGGGCCTGGGTGATGTCGGTGGCGAAGCCTTCGGCGAGGGCTTCGTCGGCGGTGTACCAGTGATCGGCGCCATCCATCAGCAGGGCGAGGATGTCGTCGGTACTCTTGCCGCTGCGCGCGGCGTAGCTGGACGCCATGGCGCCGGCCATCTTGTCGAGCAGGTCGGCGTATTCGCGCATCTCGGCGGCGTTGCCCATGACGCCACCCCACGGGGCATGGATCATCAGCATGGCGTTTTCGGCCATCTCGACGCGGTCGCCAGCCATGGCGATAAGGCTGGCAATGGACAGCGCGACGCCGTCGACGGCGGTGGTCACCTTGGCCTTGTGGCGCTGGATGGCGTTATAAATGGCGATGCCGTCCGACACCGAGCCGCCATAACTGTTGATGCGCACGGTGATGTCGTCGGCCTCGATGGCGCTGAAATCGCGGACGAATTCGGCGGCGGTGACGGTGTCGCCGAACCAGCTCTCGCCGATGTCGCCGTAGATGAAGACCTCGGCTCGGGCCGGCTTGTCAGCGGCGGCGGCGCGGGCCTGGATGGAATACCATTTATTGCTCATTGGGGGTCGGTCCTTGTGGGTTGGTTTGCGCGACCTTGCGGGCCAGGATGGTGTCTAGATCAATGCCCAGGCTATCGGCCAGGACGCGGTCGGACTGGATCTCGTTGAGCAGTTCCTCAAGGTCGATGCCACGCTTGGCCAGCACGCGCCGATGGCTGGTCAGGTGATTGGCGATGGCATTGACTTCGGCATTGATGTCATCCAACGGGTTAACCCAATCCCATCGTCGCGGGAAAAACTCGGGCGCGTTGAACTTGGCGAGCTTCGACGCCGGCAGGAAGTCGAACGGCCGGGATGGCGACAGGAAGGCCAGCGTGATCCAGGTGGTGACGCTATCGCGGCACTTGGCTTGGACAAGCCAATCCTGCACGGTCATCCAGTGATCGCGCTCGTCGAGGACGGCGTGCCGAATCGAGGTCCAGGTGACACCGTTGCGGTCGTTGCTGATTGATTCATAGGACACCGAGCAGCCCGAGGCGACGCCGCGCAGGGCGGCCAGGACAAACGGCCCGAAGGTGTCGGACGGATAGGTCGGGTCCCAATCCACCAGCTTGGTGCCGCGCGGCAGGATGTCGATCGACCCTTTCTGCGACTTGAAGAACAGCGCGCCATCGCGGGCATCGTCGGCGCCGGATTCGCTGGGCAGCGTGCCATCGGCCAGATCGGCGGCCTGGCCATCGGTGTCTTCCAGCATCATCAGTTTGTCGGCGCCGAGGCGGGCGGCAAGGATGGCCGATTCTGAGAACTCGCCGAGCTGATAGAGCCGATCCATGGCGGCGTGCAGCCAGGGCACGCCGCGCACTTGCTCGGGCCGGGTCTGGACGAAGTAATGCCGGACCTGGCCGGCCGGGTAGCGGACGCGGTCGCCGCGCACGGCGCCATGAATGTCGCCCGGGTGGCGGGTGCGCAGCCAGTAGGCAATGGGCTTGCCGGACGGCGCCAGTTCGACGCCCATGACGACGCGGTGGCCGTTGGTGAGTTCGTCGTTGTAGGTTTCATCGAGCCAGTCGCATTCGAGGATCTGGAAGCGCACGCCCCAGCGCGATTCGGGATCGGCGACGACCTTTTCCAGCACCTCGCCGTCGCGGGCCAGGGTGCGCATAAACAGTCGCTCATAGGCGCTGCGCGAGAGTTGGCCGGTGACTTCGTAATTGCCGCGCTCGCTGAAGGCGGAATACTCGCGCTCCAGGATGCGATTGGCGAGGGCGTCTTGCACCAGCGCGCCATCGCGGCCGGCTTCGGTGACGCGGAATTGAACCGTCACGCCTTGCGCGCCGACGACGTTTGTCTCGACCAGGTCGAAGAACCGGCGCGCATAGGGGTCATTGCGTTCCAGATCGCGCGACCTGGCGCGCATGGTGGTCAGGCTGTGACGCATGGCGCGATTGGCATTGGCGCTGCTGGCGCCCCAAAGTGCCGTCGTCCGGCCGACCGTGCCGCCGTGGAATTCGCCCATGGCGCGGATGGCGTTTCTCAGAACAGCGGGCGGGCGCTTGGCTTTTTCCTGCACGGCAAGCCAGGATTTCAGGCGCTTCGGCGGCGGCAGATCCAGGCCCTTGGCGACGACGCGCACCGGGCCCAGGGTGACTTCGTCCAAACGCAGCGCGGCGGTCATCAGCACACCGCCAGAATGCGGTTACGCGACGGCTTGCCATCGGCAATGCGCGCGGCGTTTTCTTCGGCGCGCACCTCGGCGCGGTACTGCGCCCGCAGCGCGGTCAGGCCGGACTTGTCGCGGGTCATGGAGCGCTGATCGAGCTGGGCGTTGATCAGGTCAAGCTGGTCGCCGCTGGCGCGGCTGAGCAGCGCGGCCTCGATATAGTCGAGCATTTTGCGCGCGAAGCTGCGGGCATCGTAGACCACGTCGGTGGCCAGATTCGGCAGGACGGTCAGCCGGCCGGCGTCGATCTGGTGCCGGTGCGTGGTCGATTCGACGACGGCAATCCAGTCATAGGCGCCCGGCGTCTTGCCGGTGCTGGCTTTGGCCACTTCGACGGCGAAGGCATCACCATCGGCGGTGGCGGTGATGTCGAATTTCGCCGCCGCGTTGCGGAAATAATACTTCAGCGACCAGCCCGCCGAGGCCGGGTAGTCGCTAAGATCCTCGCGGCGCCATTGCCAGGTGTCGCCGGCGCGCAATTCTGCCGGCTCGTTGGTCGGTATGGATGCAGTCATGCCGCCAATCTAGGCGGCGCCAGACAACTCGGGTGGCCGGCTTCGTCACTTTTTGACGACGCGATTGACCCAGGATGTCGTTACGCCATAGCGTTCCGCCACCACCGCGGTCGGCAGCATGCGCGCCGCTTCGATGATTTTTTGCTTTCGGCCGGGATCGTTGCGGCTATCGATGGAGGGCACATAAAACCGCTCGCCAGGATAGGTCTCTCGAATCACCCGGACACAGACGTCTTTAACGTCGTCGCTCAATTGCACATTGTGGCGTGATAGAACATCGAACATGGCCTCGGCGAAATCATAGACAGACGGCATGGCTTACCTCCGGGCGATGCCGCCAGTGCGGCGGACAGGTGGGCGGGGCTGGGCGATCACTTTGCCGGCGGCGGCAAGGTGGTCCGGTGCGGGTGTTTCCGGTGTGGCAACTGGTAAGGAATCCTTACCAGTTGACTCCGGCTCCAGTTGCGCGGCCAGGCGCGTCCAGTAGCGGGTGTCGGGCACAGTGATCATCACGGACTTGCCGTTTTCGCGGTACAGGCGCGTCCGGCGCAGGCCGATCATGACTTCCTTGTGGTGGCCGATGGCGATGGCGTAGGTCAAGCCGTCGAGCGGTTCGTTGCGCTTGAAGTCGGCGCCTCGCTTCAGTTCGTAGCGGCGCGTCTTTGGGTTTTTGACTTCGGCGAGCATGCCATTGAAGTATTCCGTAGGCAGTCCAGCCGCGAAGCGTATGCGCCGCTCTTGGGGTGGCAAGTCGGCGTCGCTGGTCAGGGCGGCATAGATCGTGTCCTTGATGGCCTCGGTGCCGACGTTCCAGATGCCGTAGGCGCCGCGCACGGTCTTGCCCTGAGCGCCTTTTTGCGATTCCTTGGCGGTCTGGGCGATGAATTCTTCCATCAGTGTGGTGCTGCCTTGGAGTCGATAGACCGGGATCTGCAAGGTGGCGCGCTGAATGAACGCCTTGACGTGCTCGCCCCGGTGGCCGCGATTGTCGATGCCGGCGGCGCGCGGGCGCAGGGGCTTACCGTAGGCATTGCGCCAGACGGTGTTGACGTAGGCTTCCAGTTCGTTCCAGGGCGCGGCGGTGGCCGTGTCGCCACGGATTTGCAGCCAGTCGATGGTCGTCCAGCCGGCGCGGCCGTCCTGCCACGGGCGCCAGCCGATCAGCGAGACATCGAGCCAGTCGTCTTGCGTGTCGATGCCGAGGGTCAGGGCCAGCACACCGGGCGGGATCACGCCCATGTCGACATCGTCCATGCGCTTGGCGAGGTCGTGCGCCTTCAAGGCGGTGGCTTGATCCTCCCAGACTTCGCCGAGGTCTTCGTTGATGAAGCTCATCAACTTAGCCTGTTCCGGCGCGCGGCTTTTGCCGCTGCCCGGTTCGTGGTGGATTTCGTGCCACTTCACGGCTAGCGATAGCCAGGTTGGGCCGAGGCCATTCGGCGCATACAGCGCGTTGATGTGGTAGCCGCGCCGGGGGTTGTCCGGCTGCTTGGCGATCCATCGGCCCTTAGCCAGCATCTGCGCTTTGTGGTGTTCGTGGATCTCGGCGCCGCAATGGGCGCATTCATACCACGCGGCGCGCGGCGGGTTGTTGACCTTGTCGTATTGCAGGTTCGCCCAGCGCAGGGTCTGGAGTTCGCCGCAGGCCGGGCACGGGACGTGATACTCGCGCTGGTCGGTGTTGGCGTGTTCGCGGTCGATCAGGCTGGCATCCTTGAGCGTCGGCGTCGAGGCCAAAACGAGCCGGTACTTGTGCGGGAAGGACTTCGTGCGACCCCGGCCCCGGTCGACCGGGTCGTGCCCCTTGCCGATTACTTCGGGGAAGCGGTCGAGGTCGTCCATGAACATGTCGCGGATCGATACCTGGTCATAACTCGCCGGCGAATTGCCGCCCGCCAGCAGCAGCGAGCCGCCAGGGAAGTCGATGCGGTCTTTGCGCTGCGCTGCGTCCCGGCTGCGCATCTTTCCTATCAGGTGAGCGATGATCGGCGTCGAGCGCAGCAGCGGGTCGAGTTTTTGCGCCTTCCAGTCGTCGCGCTTTTGCTCGGTCGGCATCAGCACCATCATCGGGCCGGGATTGTGTTCCATGCCGTAGGCCAGGGCGTTGACCATGGCCTCGGTGACGCCGACCTGCGACGATTTCTTGATGACGATCTCATGCACGCGGGAATGCTTGCTCAGGCAGTCCATGATCTCGCTCAAGACCGGATTGCGCGCCGTCACCCACTCGCCCTGGATGCTCGACTGCTCGCTGGTGACTATGCGGTGACGATCCGCCCACTCGGACACGGTCAGCCGGTCGCGCGGCCGGCTGGCGGCGGCGAGGGTGGTGTAGACCGTGGCGAGGGAAGCGGCGAAGTTCATGGCGTGTCCGGTTACTCGGCTTTTTCGGCGTTATTGGACAAATCGCCAGATTCGCGGACAGGGGATGTCGTCGAAATCATGTTAGATGACTCATCGCCGAGCCTCACGCGGGCTTCCCATGCTCGCCCATCGTCAGTCCAGCTTGCCGCCATCGCTGCGCAGCATTCCGAGCACCAGCGGTAGCTCATCAGCGTGCCGTCAAACACTGCGGCCAGCAATCGCACGCGCTCGCCCGGAACAATCTCTTGCCGGCACATGCCGCAGGTTCCACCCTTGCGCGCCGTTCCAATCTTGTCCTTCAGCACCTTGTCGCCGGGGCTTCCAAAGTCGCCCTCGAACGGGTTGGTTTTCAGGCACTCAGCCTCATCAAACGTCGTCATCTAACCCTCCGCTCCAGTGGGACGCTTCGCCTGCGGCTCGCGCCCCTGAGCTATAGCGTTATGCCCCAAAGCCTTTGCTACCGCTTCACGAGCCTTGCGCACCTCGTAACACACATCATCGTCTCCGG